AGATAGTTTTGGTTTTAGATTTTAATTCCATTGCAATTTTATGTATCTTTGAATTCATATGTCTTTTTGTGTAATTAATTTTTATTTCATGCCCGCATTCGCATTTAAATGTTGTTTGAACTGGTTCATTTTTAAATTTATTCTCTAATGATATTTTGTGTATTTCTGATTTTTTATGTTTCGCAGAATAATTTCTTTGTATTTTCATTCCGCATTCACAAATAATTTTTTCTTGTTGGTATGCCAAAATTTTTTCTTTATTCTGTTTATAATGATCTTTAACTCGATCTAGAACATGTTCTTTATTCTCTTGGTAATATTTTTTTGATTCTTCAATTATAGCTTCTTTATTTTTTTCATATTGTTCTTTTTTATATTTTTTAAATTCTTCTTTATTCTCTTCGTAATACTCTTTGTTGTATTCTTTCATTTCTTCTAAATGCTCTTGTTTATAATTTCTATTAACCGCATCAGCCCCTTCTTTGTTCTCTTGATAATATTTTTTATTATATGTTTTAAGTGCATCATTATTATCTTTACGATATTGCTGTCGATACTCTTCTATTCTTTCTTTATTGTTTTCTTGATATACTTTCTGAAAATTGTAAAATTGATCTTTATTATCTTCACGATAATCACTTTTATGATATGTTATAAGTTCTCTATGGTCTTCAATATATTCTTTCATCGCTTCCTTTTTTTGCATCTCGATTTCATCTTCTGTTAAATTTTTTTCAATATCAACTGAAGGATCTACATCAGAAAAACAATTAACAAATAAATCTATTACATCTGTAAATAAAGATACAGGTTCATCTTCTGGAAGAATAAATCGATCTCTATTAGAGACTTCTCTGTATTTATCAAGTTTAGATAAAACACATTTTTCAATATAAGCCATTTGCTGTGCGCTATTACAACATCTATAATAAACTACTTCATGCTCTCTTGTTTTGTTATAACTTGTTAATCTTTGAGATAAATCAATAGCTTTACCTATTACATATATTCTTTCTTTTTTATGAAATTCGTCTTGTACCATATATATAAAGTTTTTATTATCATATACAGTTCGTTTTTGCTTTGCAAAAACTTTATTTTGTAATTTTTTAATTTCTTTATTCTTTTCTTCTTCAAGTGTAATTTTTTCTTCTTCTTTTATTTTTATTATTTTTTCTTTCTCTTCAACTAGTTCCTTTAGTTTAAATTCACCTTTTTTTCTTAACGAAGGTAGAATTTCTTCACAGACAACTTCTTGAAATTTTTGAGCAACAGGTTTGTTCGAACGCATTATTAGTTTATAAACAGCAGGTTCAGTTAAAATTATCATATTTCTACCCTGTTCTTGATACATAATATCTGACTTAAGAGAAACTGAAGTCAGGTTTTCTATTTTTTTCCATTTTTGTGGAATACTTTTTAATGCTTCTGTTATATTTGATAATCCTAGTACATTACAAATATCTTTAGCTACAAAATAAGGTTCATACAATGAACCTATAATACGAATTTCTTTATTTTCAAATTTAAAACTTTCATCTATTTGATTTATTAATTCCATTTTTACATTATAAAATTATTTCTTTAAACTTGATATAATTAATTACAAATATTTAATTCAGAATTTAACCTTATTTTATACTTAAATAAATATAAAATAAAAGACTTATTTTGTAAACACTAATGTTGGTGAAAATAATGCTTTTAATTCATCCAATACTTTTTTTCTAGTAATACTTCTAAATTTATATTGTTCTAGTAAAAAATCTTTTTTAAACCTATAACCATCTTGAATATTTTTTTGAAAAGCTACATTTAAAAGATCATCAATCGGATTAATCATCAGTTTAACATAATCTAGGAAATCAATTCTTAGTATATCGTTATGTTGTAAAAAATAATCTATGTTATCTATCTTTTCATACTGCTTTTTATTCTTTCCTACGTCAACTATAACATATTCTAAACGAGTTCCTACATCAACTCTTTGACCTCTACTTCGCATTTTTTCAGCTAGTTGAACTACAGCTGGTAAACATTTTCTATAATAATCTATTTCATCTACTGCTTCCTTCTTTAACATTTCTTTTTCCTTTTCTTTTGCATTTTTCGGTAATAATGGTACTATATAATTTCCTACTTTTACTTTAAATTTACCTTTTTCATCCTTATATGAATCGGAAATATTCATATTATTTACATCACCAACAGACTTTGTTATTACATATTCTTTATGAGGTACGGAATTAGAACATATTCTATTCAACTCTTCTAAAATATAATAAAGCACATCGTCCCTTGGAATCTTATCAAATATCATTGAAATTAATTTTTCATAAATTAGCCTGATAAGCAGGCTGTTATCTCTTCTTGCTAATAACACCCCTTTTTTTCCTATCTTTTTATCTACAACACCATCCCTTTCACAAGCCCTATACATATACCGTTTCTTAGTAAGAATGAAGAATTGCGCGTATATTGCCTGTTCGAACTCAAGGTAAATTGGAGGTGGAAATAAGGCTGAAACTTCTTTTGAAACTTTAAGGGCATAATCCCAGCATTCTTCTGAATTTTTTAAATGGGGAAATGTTATGTAATTACTGTCGGTATCCCCATACACTAGTTTTCCCCCATATTTTTTTGTAATTGTATCAGCTACAATTTCAATATTTGTTCTTCCCATAAATGTGCAGCACATTGCACCTGGCATAAAGGGTAAAAGTCCTTTTTTAACTCCTAAGATACCATACATTGAATTATGTACTATCATATTACCAACACCTGCAGCAAAGTGATGATTTTCTGTCTCTATATCATACACATATTCAATATAATCTTTTTCGATGTAAATATTTTTTTTATTTTTACAATCAAACTTAAAGTGTTCTTTGTTACACATGCAAAAATTATGCATATTTGATAATTTATTTTTTAATGTTTGAAGTTTTGTCTTATATTCTTTTCCACAGCAATATTTTTTACATGATATATATTTTCCATTTGTAAAATATTCGGTGACATAACAAAATTTATTATTTGCACATAATATTGCATCATCTAAACTATCTAGTAATTTTTGTCTTGGAAATCTTTCACAGTAGATTGTAATATTTCTATAGAAAGATTTTCCATCGTTAAATTCTATTAATTCATCATTTCTAATTATTTTTTCTGTTATAGTTTTGCTTATTTTTTCTTCTGACTGAGATATTATTTCAAGTCGTTTTACAGAATCTTCTTTTTTGATCCTAAAATCTGTACAGCACTGTAATCTATAAGTAAAATCAGAATCTTTATCTTTTGTGTAACTAACACTAACTTTATATCCTAAACTTTTTGCTAGATAAAACAAAGATGCTGAACCTCTATTACCTTTATTATTTATAACTATACCGACTTTAAGATTCCTATTTCCATCACCATTATAGTACCCCATAAAAAAAGCTTGTCTAATTTTAAATGGAGCGTTAAAAATGTAATCTGGAAATTTTTTGTATTTTCTTTTATCGTAAAACATTTCTCTGTATTTTTTTGATAAATTAATTATAGATAGTGTTGGAACAAGATGAAAAGTTCTCGATGATTCATAGTAGTCAGAAATTTTAAAGTGTTCTTTTTCTACCTTATTCAAAATATTTTTGCATCTTTCCAACAATCTATAATCTTGATTATAAATTATCCAAGATGTTTTAGCTTTTCCCAGAACACCCCAGGTACCACAAGTTCCTTCTGCAAAGAATACACCATGGACAAACGCTAATTCTTCTTCGATACTAGACAGAATATAATCATTTATTGTGTCGTTAGATAAAGATAAAAATAAAGGTTTACCAGGAGTATCAATAGGTAACGGAAAATCTTTTTGTAATAATCTATCACCTATTTTTAAATCTTTAGGCTTTACTTCTTCCCCATTATATCTTAACAACGAATGATCTCCTGTACAATCAACAGAACCAGTGTGTGTATTTACTCTAAATAGATTTTCATTTTTTGGATGTCTCATTATATACTTTGGTTTAGTAAACCCCGTATCGCTCCAAACCTCTAAATTATCTATTGGCGTAGAAACCTCTTGTTCCTCGTTAATTCTTTTCCAATCCCCTTTCGAAATTTCTTCTATTGTTTTGTATATAAAATATCCATTTATTTTACAAGGTATTGGTGTAGTTCCCGCTACACTATTTGCGCATATTTTATAAGCTAATTGTCTTTTATCTAAGACACTATTAAATCCAACTATTTCTTTAATTTGGTTATCGCTTAATATTTTTATTTCTTTTTCTTCTTTATGAGTCAAGCAATGTGTTTCTTTTTCAATACCATATTCAGCAATCTTTCCGCAATCTGGATCTTTACATTTTGTATTTTTAATTTGTTTTCTTGTATTTTTTCTTGCATCTAATAAATTTTGTAAAATAGTAGGTACAACTCCTTTAGGTTCCTTAAGAAATCTATAATACCTTTCTTCACACATAGGATTTTTAGAAATGGTCTTTTTTATATCTGATCTTTCAGAAATAAACGGTTTTAGTGCTTCTACTTTTTTATTTATTTCATCAATATACTTTTGTTTTACAAGTTTATTTATCTTATTATCTCTTTCAGCTCTTAGTTTTGTAATAATATCTTTTTCACCATCAATATACTTTGTTATTTCATTATATTTTATAACCTTGGGATCGTGGGTACAACCGATGCAGTCGCGCCATTTGAAAACATTGCATTTTTCATCAGGTATACTTGAATCATTAACCCATGATGAATAATCAATGTTATATGCTATAATGGTACTTGGATACAAACTACTGAAATCAAAAGGAAGAACTTGTTCATAATTTCCTGGAACTGGTGGAAACACGTGAGCACCTACATATCTTTCATTTTCTTTTGTAATATATGCATCTTTTTCAACAACTATATTTTGATACATACAATACTTATAAATTTGACTGTATACTTTCTTTTGCTGTCCTTGTGTAAAAACGTCAAAAATAGAAATATTTGTAGTTTTCGCCATTTCTGCCAATCCAACCCATGCTTTTAATTTTTCCATGAGTTTAACTACCAAAATAGAATCTTTTAAACAATATTTTCCACATATACTCATAGCTTTAATAGCTTTTTTACTGTACGTACCATCTAGTTCTTTTTGAATACCTACTCTATAACATTTAAAAATTCCTTTTGGCGATAAATCATCTTTTGTATCTTTTAGCAGCTCTTTTGATACTGTTTTTAATTGATAATTATTAAATTTATAATCACGTTGAATTAAAGGTAATAAATCAACAAAGACTCTACCTTCTGCATCCAGGTAATCAAATTCTTGATTTTTAAATGCAGAAGAAGACCATTTAATTTTTTCTTGATTCGAAATATTATCTTTATGAAACCCAAGTTTAGCAAATTCATTAAAACAAAAATGTGTAGCACTTGATTTTGCTCTGTCAATCATGTATTGGATATCGAATTTTAATATGTTATATCCAACAATTATATTAGGATTTTCTTCCCTAACTAATTCTGTAAAACCTTCTAGCAAATCAGCTTCTGATTCAAACATATAAGTGTTGACATTATCTCCTAACAATTCGGGGTCAACTTCTCCAAGTGTTAATAAATAATTATCGTATTTATCTTCACCCTCACCTTCTCTTGAAAACACACATGATATTTGAAATATTTTATCTCCAGGTTTTGATGCTTGTGGCATAGCAGAAGGATTTGTTGAATTAACTTCGATATCAAATCCCATTATTTTTGGACAAGCTAAAATATTTTTGTCAAGTTTACTCAATTGTTGATATCCTACTATATATTCTTTATCGCAAATCGTAAGTTTTTCTTCCCCAAATATTTCTCTTCCTCTAAATTTAATCCATCCGGCAGTTGGTATATCTCTACACGAAACTAATTGTAATATTTCAGAAGCATCTTGTTCATGCATTTTCAATTTAATTTGTCCTAAGCCTAGAATATATATTGGTTTTTTAAGAATGTAAAATAAATTTTTATAGTCGGTTTTGTTAGAAAAAGAACATAATAAATAAGGAAAAACCTTTTTATTACCATCTTTATCTATTTCAGCACCGTATAGTTTATGTTTATATTGTAATTTCTTTTTTATAGGTTTATTTTCATCCAAAATTTCATCTAATCTTTCTCCTAAAGATTGAACTTTAGATTTCCAATCAATTGTTGATCCATTTGATGTTTTCACAGGAAGTTCCAAATATATATATGGTGTAAAATCATCTATTCTCAAACATATATTTTTATTGTTTTCATCTAAACCATATGCTCTAATTGATGTTATATCTTTTTCTTTTTCGTCTATATACCAATAGTAACTGAAAAAAATTCCTTGTGTTAACTTTACAGCCATTTTATTATTTTTTAAATAATAAAATCGTTTCTTTTAATCAATTTTATTTTTTTTTAATCCTTTAAAATATCCTTGATTGTATCCTGTTTTATAGAATTTAAAATTGGTATTATCTGAGTGTCAAACGTGACCTTATCCTTTTTATAAATATCATTTATTCCTTTAGTGTAAGTATCCCACAAAATATTACCTCCTAATCTACTTTCAATTGGTAATACTGTATTTACAGTCCCAATTCTGTATAAATATATACCTTTCTGATAAAGTATATTTGCTATTCTAAAATCAAACTTAATATCCTCAAAATTTAATTCAGGTATTTTGATAAATCTTTTATAGGTTTTAGATATAGGTTCTTTATAATCTTTAAGAAGTTTTGGGTAATAATTTAAAGGCAACGCTGAACCAATATAATTATTTAAATATACTGAACATTCAATATCATTTGTCTGATTTCCAGTATAGATACATGGAATTTTTTTTAAAATATCCTCTAACGTTGGATATTTAATAATTTTATATTTTGCAAAAACTGGATTATCAATATTATTAGTCCAAAAATCACCTCCTAAACAATATGATATTTGCATCAAGTTAGGTGCATATCTACCAAATCTGCCATATATACAATCTGGTTCTTTAATCTCTACACAATCGAAATTGTTTTTTAACAGTTTAATTTCTGTCATGGAATCATTATAACCAAAACCAGAGAATGGTAACCAGATATTTTCAGTTTCATTTTCAAGAGTAAATTTTGTTTCAAAACTTTTTTCTAGCGTTTGAATTGAATTAGAGCCACTACTTAAATAAAATGCTTGTTCATAAATATCATCCTTTGAAATCTCTGGAATTCGCATACCTGCAACTATGATCTTTCTGTGTTGTTTAAATTTTTTTTCAGTATCACAATCTTCGGCTACACAATATATTGATTTTTCAGGATCCCAACATAATCTTATATAAGCAATAGGATAATCAGGTATATCTTTAATATCAATCTTAAAAATACCGTTAGATCTTTCTATGAAATTTATTGAATTAATATTTCCCATTTTTATTATTTAATTAAAAAAAATATTATATTTAAACTTTTATTAATTAAATAATAAATGTTAAGATCGGGAAGTATATGTATGAATTTTTTATATAACTATCTAGTAAGTGAAGCAACGATTAATTCAAATAATGAAAAAGGTGGGGATGTTCTTATAAAAAAAGCTACAAAACTAAAGTGTTTATCAGAAACATTTCAGTCATATGGTGGTGTACTTGCAAAATTATCTCAAATAATATGTCTTGGTGAAAATGACAAAGATAATTCTGTTTTTTCTGACTGTAAACCATTTTCAGCCGAAAAAACTTGTAAACATATAAAAAAACTATTTGAAAACGAGACTGATTTTTTTAAAGATGTTAAACATATTGATTTTGATGTTTATAAATCAGGTTCTGTTGGTCAAGTTCATAAAGCTATTTACAAAGATGAAAAAGAAATTATAATTAAAGTACAGTATGTAGGGTTAAAAGAACAAGTTAAAACAGATTTATTTATTTTAGACACAATAATTACTTATCTTTATTCTTTTGCGAATTTAACTAATGCTATATCCGATATTAAATGTAAAATAGAAGAAGAGTTAGATTACACAATTGAATATTATAACCAAAAAATTATGTATGATACTTGGTTAGAACATAGTAGTATAAAAATCGCCGAACTAATACCAAGTATTTCTAATGAAAAATTATTAAGTATGTACTTTATT